CGAATACCCGCATCACCAACCGCACGTCCGGCAGCCAATTCATCGGCGACACCAACACCGTCACCGCTGACATCGTCTCCATCGACGTGATGACCGACACCAAGTTCCACACGCTCACCGGCAACCTCACCGGCGCCGCGAACGCCACCGAGGCCAGCGCCGCGCTCATCAAAGCAGGCACGACCCTCGACGGCTTCTTCAGCGCCGTCAAGCTGCACAGCGGCACGGTCATCGCCTACCGCAAGTAGCCATGAGTCTGCTGCAAGCCCACATGAGCACGGTTGAGCGCGGGGCGCTGGGGACGTTTGCCAGCATCGGCTCGGCGGCTGTCTCGCTGGTTTCGCAGCTCGAAGTCTACCTCCGAGTCGCCGGCCTGTGCGTCGGTCTGGCGGTCGGCGTGGTCACTTTAATTTCGGTCCTTCACGACCTCCGCAAGAAACAGAAAGCAGACAAATGAGAAACTGGAAAACAACGACCATCGGCGTGCTGACCATTATCATCGCCATCGCCACCGGAGCCAAGGAATACCTCGCCACTGACGCACTGCCCGACCTCGGGCTGATCGTCACCTCGATCCTCGCTGGCTGGGGCTTGGTGCAGGCCAAGGACAACAACGCCCGCCTCTAATGAAATGCCGCCCGCAGTTCGCCTTCGGCTTGGCCATCGCGCTCATCCTTGGTGGATGCGTGACCATTCCTCTTCCGCCGGTGGACGGCGAGAAGACGCAGGCGGGCGACTGGGGGTCGATCAAGGTGATGATCACCTACGTTCCCAACATCAACAACCTCTACCAGTCCTACAAGGAGTGGAGAAAGCCCGAACAATGAAAAACTTCCTAGAACGACAACTCGTCCGCCTGCTGCTTAGTCGCGGCGGCCCGATCCTGCAAAAGCTCGTCACGGCTGCCGCTGCTGCTGCTATCACCTACCTCGCCACCAAAAGCGGCTTCGATGTCCGCGCTCTTGGTCTCAACGAGGCGGTAGTTGCCGGCATCATCTGGGGCATCATCGACGTGATCGTCACCAAGCTGCCCGCGAACATCCTCAAAGACTACGGCCGCCAGATCCAAGCGCTTCTCAACACACACGGACGCGGTCAGCACCTCAAGCTCGACGGCTATGTCGGCCCCGTGACCGTTGAAGCCGCCGCCACTGAACTAGCCAACCCGCGATGATCCCTAAAAACCGACCACAGCAGAAACGGATTGATACCGAGCGCCAGCTAAAGAGCGCCGGTGTCAGTGATCCGGTGTGCTTGGTCGGCATTCGCGGCTACTACCGCGATTCGATGGGGGCGAAGGGCCGACAGGACCGTGGAATCTATGACGACGCCATCATCCTTGTCTCGCCCAACGCCCACGTTGCCTTCAACGCCAACGTCGATCCCGCCCGCTACGGCATCAATCCCAAGGTTCGCAAAGGATACGCCAGCCTCAAGCAAGGCGTCTGGCGCTACAAGCTGGGCAAGCACGGCATTCGGAGCGGCAACCCTTACAGGGCTTTGGTGCAAGGCGGTCCAGTCACCGTCAGCCGCGACGGCGGGCAAGATGAGACCGGATGGTTTGGCATTAACATCCACAAGGGAAGCAGCCGCAGCGTGAGCAGCGAAGGCTGCCAGACGATTCCGCCTGCCCAATGGCCGGCCTTCATCATGCTCGTTGAGGCCGAACTCAAGCGCAATAACGCGAAGACCGTCTCCTACGTTTTAACCCAACCCAGAAAGGACATCGCCTAACATGGCCAAAACAATCTCACAACTAACCGACGCCACATCAGTCGGCGACAGCGACGAGCTAATCGTCCAGCAGTCCGGCGTCACCAAGCGCGCCACGAAACTCGAAGTGCTGGCGGGCATCACCAACACGTCAATCTCGGCAACGGCCGCCATCGCTGGCACCAAGATTGCCCCAGACTTCGGCAGCCAAGACGTGCAGACTACCGGACGCCTCGGCGTCGGCAATGCGGCCAATGCCTCTTACCGTGTGGACATGACTGGCCCGCTGAGGGTCGGCGTTAGTGGTTCAAGCAACTTTCAGATCGACCTCGGCCGCACGGGCGATGTGGATGCGTTCCGGTCGGCTTATATTTTGGGCAGCAGCAACAACCTGTTGATTGTCAACCAGCAGTCGGCGGGAGCGATTACCCTTAGCACCAACAACACCGAGCGCATGCGGATCGTTAGCGGCGGGAACATCGGAATTGGCACCACATCGCCGCGCGGCACTCTGGAAATCAGCAGCACATCGCCAACTCTCACGCTGAATGAAAGCGATGCCTCGGCAGACAATGCGAACTGGGACATTCTAGTGGGCGGTGAGACGTTTTCATTCCGAGTGGTCAACGACGCTTACACATCTGCATCGCAAGTGCTCACGGTAGACCGAACCGGCACAACGGTTGATAGCACGGCCATCCGCAATGGAAATGTCGCCATCGGCAACGTAACGGCCTCAAGCAAACTTCATGTGGTAGGCGATTTGACTCTGGCCAGCGCAAGCACCTCAACGACCGCATCGACAACTTCTGGCGGATCGACGCTGCCCGCTCTGGCCGCCGGATACCTCGTCGTCTCCATCAACGGCACGAGCCGCAAGATCCCTTACTACGCAACATAATGAAGACCCTGATCGACTCCACAAACACGTCGGCCACCTACCAGTTCAGCAGTCCGGTCGCCGAGAGAACCTTCACGCTGCACGCCAACGAAGGCGAAGAGGCGCCAGATTTTGAGCCGCTTGCCGAGAACGAATACCAGCGCTGGCTTGTGTGGTTGGGCATCAACGAATGAAAGACCAACTCGCCAAACTGATCGAAGCGTATGCCGCCGCCAAGGCGAGCGGCAACCTGCTGCTGTTGGAGTTTGCCGCTGGCAAGCTCAACGCCTTTTTGGCCGAGATTGAGGTCACACAAAAGGAGGCCAGCGAGTAGATGGCGTTGGAATCTCCAGTTGCGCGCGATGGTGATGCGGGATTTGTCGGCTATGCCAGCCGACTCAATCCGATCACTCTGCCCGCTGGCATGCTCCAGCAGGCGGACAACATCCGCCTTGATCGCGGGCTTGCCCAGACGCGCAAGGGCGCCAAGCGGATGGCGTCTGGCATTTCTCCGAGTTTTGCGCCGCTGACCATTCCGTTTAGCTTGGCAGCGTCGCCTACCGTCCGCAGCGTCTACGAGGGCGGTGTCTTTGCCTCGGCGGTGGTCCGCTCTCCGGACGCGGTCAACAGCTTTGAGGTTGTCGTGCTGGCAGCTCCGAGTGTCGCCTATGTCGTCACGCTCGACGAATCCAGCGACTTCAGTGAGACATGGTCCGGTGGCGTCATCATGGCGACGGACGGCGTGAATCCCAACGAGGAGATTCTTACGCATGACGGCTTTGAAATGCTGGCGACCGCGCTTGGCGACACGCTGACCTATCCGGCCGGCGAGTCGGTGGAAGTCAGCGACAGAGTTTCGATGGTGCAGGCGTTCAACCGGCTTTACCTGCTGCGCGAGGCCGACACCACACGGGCAGGCTGGACAAGCCAAGGCGTGACAGCCTCGGGCATTACCGTGAGCGGAACGACCGCCACGGTCAACGTGAGCGGCCACGGGTATTCCGCCGGCAACCGCGTGCGCATCACCAACGGATCAGTGGCGGCTTTCGATGGCCACGAATACGATGTCTTGTCCAGCGGCCTGACGACTAACGCATTTCAGATTACGGTCCCCAGCGGCACGGCGACCGATTTGGCGACCACCACAAAAGTGCGCCGAGTAAAGGCACCTCTTTACTGGGATCTCGACCCGTCCAACAACTTCGTAAAGTCGCCCGCGGGCGTGCCAGCGGCCGGTGCTTCCTTTGTCACTATGCCCTCGGTTGCGTGGGCCACTTACCACAACGGTCGGCTGATTATCCCGAGTGGACGCGACAGCGTGCTCATCAGCGACTGGGGCGATTCCAATACCTACGACCCCTTCTTCCAGAGCTTCCGCGCAAACCAGGGCAGCAACGACTTTCTGGTCGGCGTGCATCCTTGGGTCGAAGGATCGTTCTTGGTCTTCATGCGCAAAAGCATCTGGCTGGCCACGGTCAACCAGTTCTCCTCAACCGATGGCAGCGACTTTGCCGTGGACACGCCGCTCTCCAAGCTGGAGTTGCTAACCGACGAGGTGGGTTGTGCGGCGCGGGCCAGCATTCAAACGGCCGGTCAATACGTTTACTTTCTCTCAGACAGCGGTGTCTACCGGCTGGATGCGCGGTTGGATCTCAAGCTGCGCGGCGACACCAAGCCGCTCTCGGATGCCATCGCCGACCAACTGCAAGGCATCGACCCCAACGCCTTCAGCAACTCGGTCGGACTATGGTATGACAACCGCTACTGGCTGGCCGTGCCGCAAGAGCGCGGAAAGTCTCCAAAGGCTTGGCTATTTATTTACTCGGCGCTCAACGAATCATGGGAAAGCCGTGACACCTATGGCTTCGGCGCCGACAACGTTCTGGTCGCTACGGTCGGCAACCGCCGCCGCGTCATGCTTACCAGCCAAGCGGGGACGCTGTTCATGCTTGAAGAAAATAACCTCGGAGATGATGCGCCAGACCCGTCGATTGCCGATTACAACGGGACCGTCAACGGACTTATTCGCACGCGCCGCTACGGCATGGGCAGCATGCACAGCAAGCGGTTTCTAAGAGCGCTTAGTGATGTCGCCTTGGAAGACAAGGCGTCGTTGCGGATTGATTGCGAAACCTTCAATCCAGACTTCGATGAGCAATTAGTGTTGGGCCAGACCAACGACAGCGGGCTGCGCGAGGACTACACACTCAAGCAGCCAATCCGGCGCAAGGCGCATTACGCAGAACTTGTTTTTCGCACAACAGCGGGGAGGCCCGAGATCCGCAATGTCAGCATTGAAGCGGCATTAGCCAGCCTTCCTCAGACCGAAACTCGCAACGCAGCTTAAAAATTAGAACAACAATATGGCAACAATCACAAAAGGTTACACATTCGCATCTGGCCAAGTCGTGACAGAAACAAACCTCAACCAGCTAGTTGACTCGGCCACCATCAGCAACATCGCCACAGGAGACATCGCCGATGGCGCGATCACCAATATCAAGATCGCCGCCGTGGACGCCGGCAAGGTGACGACCGGCACGCTGTCGGTGGACCGCATTGCCAATAGCTCGCTGCCGCTGACCAAGCTGGCGGCCGGTGCGCTGCCCTCCACCGTGACGGTCAACTCGGACAACATCACCAACCTCAGCGTTGTCGATGCGGACATCGCCAACGCGGCCAACATCAACGACACGAAGCTGGCGACGATCAGCACCGGTGGCAAGGTTGCCAACTCGGCCACGACTGCGACCAGCGCCAATACTGCCAATGCGATTGTGGCGCGCGACGCCAGCGGCAACTTTTCGGCTGGGTCCATAACCGCATCCACCGTCACCGTTTCGGGGGCGGCAACGCTGTCTTCCACATTGTCGGTCACTGGAGCAATTACCGCTGCAAGCGACCTGACCATTGCAGACAAAGTGATTCACTCCGGCGACACGAATACATGCGTAAGGTTTCCCGCAGCCGATACTGTTGCTGTCGAGACTAGCGGCGTCGAGCGCCTGCGCGTTGCTTCCAATGGATATATCGGAGTCAACGAATCTTCGCCTTCGCAAATGATCCATGTGTCGCTTTCGGACTTTGCGGGGATTGCCCTTGAGTCCACCGGCGAAGGCACCAACGAAAAGATCTGCGACATCATCAACAACGGCGGGGCGCTTGAGCTGCGCTTGGTCAATGACGCCTATAACGACGCCGAGACCGCCATCAAAATTGAGCGCAGTGGCTTCAATGTAGCGCAGCAGAGGTTTTACACCGCCAACTCCGTCGAACGGTTGACGCTCAAGTCCGGCGGCCAACTCCGCTTTGTTCCTTTGGCCGCTGATCCGGCCGGCGCTGAAGAGGGCGATGTCTACTTCAACTCGGTGCTCAAGAAGCTGGCGGTTTACGATGGGACCAACTGGGTTGCGATGCACTGATGACCCCATGGCAACGCGCAAAGCAATGGCACGACAACCACGTCACGGACGAGACCTTCGAGGAAACCCTCGGATGGCATCTCACGCACGGCTTGGTCTACTCGACGCCGGAGGTCTTTCTGTTGGCGCGTCAGGTATACTGGGATGCGGAGCTGGAGGACTTCACCGATGACGGCGAGCACAATGCTTGGTTCGTGGAGCTGGCTGCTAGTGCTGGGCATGCAAACCCTGTGCGGGAGTTTATGCGCGTGGCGAGCCGCCCGCAGCAATGGGCGCTTTGGTGCCGACACAACAGTTTTGAAATCAAAGCCCACGACTGGGCGCAATTAGCAAAGAAAGTGAGGCTATAATTATGGGAGGTGGAGGAGGCAAAAAACAAAAGAGACCGCAGGTGCAGCACGCCGAGCCGCTGGACTACGGTAAAATCATGGCGCAGGCCAACAAGGCTGCCAGCGAAAGCTACCGCGACCAGCTCGCCGCGCAGGTTGAGTATTATCCGCAGCTTGAGCAGTTGCAGCTCGGCACTGTTTCGCGTCTGGCCGACAATCTCCGAAACGATTACACCACCGGAGCAACCGGCGCCATCAATGACGCCTTAGACTCGCGTGGCAACCTTGAGGCCGAGGGGCAGCGCCTGTCTGGCATGGGCGGACTCATCGGCGACTTCGCCCTGCAAAACTATCTGGCCAGCGGGCCGACCGAAGGCGAGCGAAACATTCAAGCCCTCGGGCAAGGTGCCATGGGCGTGCGTGCCGACCAAGTCTTGGCGCCAAATCAAAATGCCATCCGCCAAATTGCCGCAGACAATGTCGGTGCTGGCCAGATTGGCGATGCTCTTATGGCCCAAGCCGCTGCGCGTGCGCAAAGCACAGGCCGCCTTTCCGCCGAAGCCGAGCGTGACGCCGTGCAAGCGGCCCGCGCCGGCATGGGCGCTCGCGGACTCGGAACCGGAGGCGCTGCTGCGGCGGCCGAACTTCTCAACCGCGACCGCTTTGCCCGCGCCCGTCAGGCGGAAGACTTGGCGTTTGCTGCCGGCGTGCAGCAGCAAGACATCGGCCGGCAGTTCCAGAACGTGGCCAACCGGATGACAGCCGCGCAGGCCAACCAAGCCCGCGACCAGTTCCTCGCGGCGGCGGCCATGGACGCGCAGACGGCGAACCAGACGGCGAACATGAACCAGCGGGAAATGAACCGCGCGTTTATGCTGAACGCAAATCAAGCGTTTAACACCGGCACAATGCAGCGCCGAGACCAAGCTGCCCAGCAAGCGGCCCTCGGAGGCAACCTCATGCAGGGAGCGGCCGCTCAGTATGGAAACGCGGCCAACCTTGGGCTGGCTGGCGCGTCAGCGCTGACATCAGTTGACCCGTATGCCCGCGCGATGGGCTTGGGCTTGCAGTCGTCCGGCAACACGCAGGCCAACTTGATGCAGGGCATCGGCCAGACCTACGGCAACGCCCTCGGTATGGCCGGAAACGTCAGCAGCTTCAACGCGAACATGATAGACAGCCGCGCCAATTCCGCGCTGAACAACTGGGCGTCCATGCGCTCGGCGCAAATGCAGGCCGGCGCGGCCAACAACTCGGCGACCATGGGCATGATCGGCACCGGCGTGGGCGCTGCGGTGGGTATCGGCGTCATCGCCATCTAACTTATGGAGCAACTGGTCAAAGATACATGCCGGAAGGTGGAGCGCTGGCTCGCGGCCAGCGCCAACCCCGTTGTGCTTTGGAGCGGCGGCAAGGACTCGACGGCCATGCTGCACCTCATCCGCCACAAGGTGGGCGCCAAGCTGCCGGTGATCCAGTGGCGCGAGCCGCGCTTCCGGCATCGCTATGCTTACAGCGACATGCTGGCCGAGGCGTGGGACTTGGAGATGTATGACTACGCGCCTCTCGGCTATGCGCTGACAGACGGCTACGACATCGAGACCGGCATTCCGCGCTTTGACTTCATCAAGCTCTACCAGATCGGCACCAAGTCGCTGGCGCTCTGCCTCGGCACCGAAGAACCGCAGCCGGAGGAGCTGGCCAGCGGACGCTATCTGTGCGGCTTGGACTGCCTCAAGCGCCCGACCGGCACCTTCAACTTCCCGTGGGATGCCGCCTTCCACGGCCAAAAGAGCGCCGACGTGGATCTTATCAAAGGCCAAGTGCCGCTCGCGCAGGACGTTTTGGTGCAGGCGGGCATTCCTACGCAGCTCTACCCGATGCGCCACTGGTCGGATGCCGACATCTGGAACTACCTTGAAGCCGAAGGCGTGCCGAATGACGAGACGCGCTACGAGAAGGCGGACGGCGTGTGGCGACACCGGAAGGATAAGAGCGCAAACAGCGACTACTACCCTGTCTGCTGGAACTGCGTGAACCGGCACCTCGGCGGCACCGTCTGGTGCCCGAAGAATCAATGCGAGACGAACAACATCAGCCATCTAGCACCCTACATCGACCTGCAGAGCGAGGCGCAGGGCTTCCGCCCGACGTGGAGCGATACGACTGTCAACGGTGTGGCGCATGCTGCAGTCACAAGTGGAGCTGGCCAGTCCTACGACGCGACCGAAGCGATGCCGCTGGCATCCCGCAATGGATGCTTAGAGACGACTACCCTTTGATGAAGACGACGAACAACCGCTGCGTGGCGCTGACCGGCGAAGTCGGATGCGGCGTCTCTTGCTCAATTTACAACAACCGACCAAACGCCTGCCGCGCGTTTGTGGCGGGATCACAACTGTGCCTTGAGGCACGGGCTGCGGCGGGAATTAAGGAGGAATAAAATTATGTTCGGGTATGCACCTACAGTAAATGATCAGAGCGGAGCGATCCGCGGACAGGGAATTGTCAACTCGGCGCAGATGAATGCGCAGGCGAAGGTCCAACTGGCCAATGATATTGGCGGGGCTTTGGTTAGTTTGGCCGGGGCTTATGGGCAGTCAT